AGCGTCCACGACGCGAACGAGTCGACACACCTATACAATTCCGCAAACCAGGTAATGCTATGACAACATCGAAAGCGATCCGGGCGTTCTGGTGGAGCGCCAAGAACAACTTCGGCGATATGCTGACGCCGCCGATCATCGAGCACCTGACCGGCGCGCGTCCCACCCAGGCGAAGCGCGACGAGCGCGGCAAGCTGCTCGCGGTCGGCTCGATCATCCACGTCATCCAGCCGAAGGACGTCGTGTGGGGATCCGGGACGAAGACCGAGGAAAAGATCACGGTGCCGACGGGCGCGAAGATCCTCGCGCTGCGCGGACCACTGACGCGCGAGCGGCTGATCAGCGCCGAACCGATCCCGGAGGTGTACGGCGACCCGGCGCTGCTGATCCCGGCGATCTACAAACCGCAGCAGCGGAAGCGGTACAAGCTCGGCATCATCCCCCACTACGTCGACAAGGACGTCGCCCCGGATCCGGGGCCGGACGGGATCACGATCGACATCCAGGGCCACTGGAAGGAGATCATCAAACAGGTGACGGCGTGCGAGCGGATCGCCAGCTCGTCGCTGCACGGCATCATCATCGCCGAGGCGTACGGGATCCCGGCGACGTGGCTCGTGCTCGGCGACAAGATCGCCGGCGGCGAGCTGAAGTTCCAGGACTACTTCCTCGGGACCGACCGCGAGCGACAGCGCCCGGGCGACGCGCACGACCCCGCCGCGGCGCTGCCGCCGATCCCGGACCTCGAGAAGATCCAGGGGCGGCTGCTCGACGCGTTCATCGCGCACCTCGAGAAGGGCGCGTGACGCCGGCGGGTTGTGCTATGCTTAGCGCATGGCCCCCGCGATCCCGACATTTTTCGTCGCGGAAGGGGCCAAGGCGACAGTCGCCTGCCCCTTTTGCGCTTCGGAGAACGCGACGCACGCGGAGGTCGCGGCGGTCAAGATCACGGCCGACGGGATCCACAGCGTCGCCCTGGTGCTCGACATCGGCCGGGACGAGGTCCTGCCGGCGATCCGGCGGGACCCCATAGGCCCGGACGACGTGATCGAGATCCACCAGCTGCTCCAGGACGGCCGGCTGGCGTTCCACCTCGAGGCCGCGCGCCGGCGGGAAGCATCACGCACGAAACCCTGACCGCACACAATATGGACATCGTGTACGTTTACCGAAGACCGAAGCACGGCGAGGACGAGCTGCGCTACTCGATCCGCAGCGCGTGCGCGCACCTGACGTTCCGCCGGCTGATCATCGTCGGGGATCGGCCGAAGTTCCTGCGCGAAGGATCCGGCGCGATCGTCATCGCGGACCGGCACCGCGGCCGCACCAGGTACGCGGACACCGCCGGCAAGCTGCTGCGCGCGGCAAGGCATCCCGGCGTCGGGCGCCAGCTCGCGCTTATGAACGACGACTTCTTCATCCTGCGGCCGCACCGCTCGATCCCGGCGTACAGCGACGGCACGATCGGCGAGCTGCTCGATCGCATCGGCGGACGGCTGGGGGAATATTGGAAGATCACCGCGGCGACCGCGGCGCGCATCGGACGGGACCAGCCGTCGTTCGAGATCCACGCGCCGTTCGTCTTCGACCGCGACCAGCTGCTCGAGGTCGCCCGGCTGTACGGATACCCGGACGCCGGCATCCACCTCCGCACGGTGTACGGGTACGCGGCGCGGATCAACCCGGCGCCGACGAAGGACCACAAGGCGAAGACGCTCGCGGAGCTGACCAGGTACGCGCAGGGATCGTTCCTTTCGGTGAGCGACGCGATCGCGCAGCAGCCGCAGTTCAAGGCCCTGATCGAGCGGCGCTTCCCGGCCAAGAGCCGGTTCGAAAAATAACCCCCACGCGATATGGGAAGGAACAAGCAGCTGAAGATCATGCGGAAGGAGGCGCGCAAGGCCGTTGCCCAGCACGTCACCGGGCTGCGGGACGAGGCGTCGGATGCGATCGCCGCGGCACGACAGGCGACGATCGAGCGCACCCGCCAGGTCCTGCGGCCGCGGCCGCGATGGCTCCCCCGCATCGTTTGGCGGATCCTGAAGGCGATCGTGCTCCAATACCCCCTGCGCGACGAGCAGTAACCACCCACGGCCATGCCGAAAAAGAACCCGTCGAAACCCGTCAATTCCCTCCCCCCCGGCATCCACCGCCAGGCGGAGTTCGAGCGCTACGCCGCGTACCTTTCGATGGCGCTCGAGGAACGGGTCGCGGTGTTCAAGGTGCCCAAGGGGACCGATCAGGACTTCGCCACGAAATACAAGATCAACCGCGACACCCTGGTCCGTTGGAAGGGGATGCCGGAGCTGTGGGCGATCCGCGACAAGCACCTCGTCGCCCTCCGCGCGTACACCGGGCCGATCATGCGCGCGCTTGCCCGGAAGGCGATGCAGCGCGGCGACGCATACGAGGTCGAGACCTGGATGCGGCTCGTCGAGGGATACACGCCGAAGCAGAAAAGCAGCGTCGAGGTCGAGGGCCTGGCCGATCTGATCCGCCAGGACATGGAGGGCAAGCCGGACGGCGACGGCGCCGCAGCCGGCGCTGACGACGACGGCGATGACAGCGCATGAGAAAATCCAGGAGCGCATCAGGCGCGACCCGGACTTCTTCTTCGAGAAGATCCTCGGCGTGAAGCTGTGGGGGAAGCAGCGCGAGATCGTCCTGTCGATCCGGGACCACCGCAACACCAGCGTGCGGTCGTGCCACGGCATCGGGAAGACGTTCACGATCGCGCGCGTCGCGCTGTGGTTCCTTTTCGCCTACCCGCCGGCGATCGTGATCAACACCGCGCCGACCGACCGCCAGGTGCGCCACCAGTACTGGAAGGAGTTCCGCATCGCGCACGCGAAGGCACGCCGGCCGCTCGGGGGGAAACTTTTCAAGACGCGCTACGAGGTGACCCCGGAGTGGTTCGCGTTCGGCTTCAGCACGCGCGAGACCGACGGCGGCGACACCGCCGACAAGTTCCAGGGCTTCCACGGCGAAAACATCCTGCTGATCGTCGACGAGGCGAGCGGCGTCAAGGAGAGCGTGTTCGAGGCGATCGACGGCGCGATGAGCGGCGGCGTCCAGGTCCGCAAGGTGTACGTGGGCAACCCGACCAGGAACGACGGCAGCTTCGCATCGTCCTTCACGGATCCCGGTTTCAATAAAATACAGATCAGCGCCTACGACATCCCGAACGTGATCGAGAAGCGGATCGTCGTCCCGGGCCTTTCCACCTGGGAGTGGGTCGAGGAAATGAAGCGCAAGTACGGCGAGGACAGCGACGTCTTCCGCGTGCGCGTGAAGGGCGAGCCGCCGAAGCGGACCAGCGACTCGTACATCGGCGTCACGGAGGTGGCCGACGCGATCGACCGGGACGTGGAGCAGGACGACGAGCGCACCAGGAAGCACGACCTGGTGCTGGGCGTCGACGTCGCGCGGTTCGGCGACGACAGCACCGACCTGGTCGAGCGCTGCGGCAAGAGGGCGAAGCTGATCGACCAAAAGCAGGGACAGGCGACGACCGAGACCGCCGGCAAGGTGGCGGCCTGGCTGCTCGAGAACCCCAAGGGCCGCGCGCACATCGACACGATCGGCGTCGGCGGCGGCGTATACGATATGCTGAAGGAGGACGGGCGGTTCGCGGACCGGGTGTACGGCGTGAACGTCGCCCATTCGCCGACGGACGAGGGCGAGGACCTGGACACGCCGGCGTCGTCGCGGTTCGCGCTTCTCCGCGACGAGGGATGGGACCGCGCGCGGGAATGGCTGAAGACCGGGTCGCTCGAGAAGCACGAAAGCTGGTACGAGCTGGCCAAGCCGCGCTATACTTTCGATCGACAGGGCCGGGTGAAGATCGAGAGCAAGGCCGACATGAAGAAGCGGAAGGTCCCCTCCCCCAACACCGCGGACGCTTTGATCCTAACGCTGCTCCCCGGCGAGGCCGACGAAGGCCCCGGCGCGTGGACCGGCTAACCCCCAACGCCATGCAAAAAGAAACGCCACCGAGCGAGCACGCGATCAAGCCGCTGCGCTCGATCATCACGAAGGAGGACGCGCACGCGGCGATACAGGCGCTGTTCGCCAAGGTCCGCTGGACGCGCGACCGCCAGTACATGGAAGACATTCAGGCGATCGTCGACAAGATCGGGGAGAAATACGAGATCATGATCCCGCAGCCCGACGGGATCCCGAAGCGGATCCAGTTCGTGCCGCGCACGGCCGGCGTGGTAACATCGAAGTGAACGAACCCCCTATGCCGAAGATCATCGACCGCATCAAAGAGACCGTCAGGAACCTGGGAGCACCCCTGGTATTTTTCGTGAAAGGCGCCCTCCAGTTCGGCAACGTCCGCACCGGCGCGAGCGTCGAACAGGATCCCGTCGGCGGATACGCCGGGTGGGTGTACGCAGCGGTGAGCAAGCGCGCGCGCCGCATCGGCGCGATCCAGCTCCACCTTTTCGAGCTGCGCCGCAACCAGGACCTCGCCGAGATCGAGGACGACGAGGTGCTCGCGCTGCTCGACCGCGTCAACCCCGCCCAGGACCGCTATCAGTTTTTCTACACGCTCGAGCTTTTCCTTTGCCTGTGGGGCCGCGCCCCGATCCTGAAGGACCGCGCCGGCACGAACCGCGTGCTGGCGCTTTGGCCGCTGCGCCCGGATCTTCTCCACACCGAGAAGGCGAAGGACGGCACCGTCACCGGCTACAGGTACAGCGTCGGCGGATCCACCCAGGTCTACGCGCCGGACGACATCATATTCGTGCGCGAGCCGTCGCCGCGCTCGATCACCGACGGCTTCTCCCCCCTCGGCGCCGCGGCGCTCGAGGTCGACACCGACATCGCGGCCGCGCTGTGGAACAAGCACCTTCTGGACAACTTCGCGGAGCCGGGCGTCGTGCTCGAGACCGACGGGAAGCTGGACGAGGACAAGGCGAAGTCGATCATCAAGGCGTGGAAGAAGCGCAACGCGGGGGCCAAGAACGCCGGCGCCGTCACGATCCTGGACAAGGGCCTGAAGATGAAGGCCGCCGGTCGCTCCCCCGATGAGCTTCAACTCGACGCGACGCGCAAGAACGCGCGCGAAACGATCGTGAGCGTCCTCGGCGTCCCGGTGTCGCTGCTGACCAGCGCCGAGGTGACGTACAGCAACATGGAGACCGCCGAGCGGATCTTCGCAAACGACACGCTTGACCCCCAGGCGCGGCTGATCACCGGCGCGCTGAACGAGTACCTGGTGACGGAGTTCGGGGAGACCAAGTGGCTCGACTTCGAAAGCTACGTCCCGGAGAACACCGAACAAAAGCTGAAGATCGCGGAGATCGGCGACGGACGGTTCCTCACCGTGAACGAGCAGCGCGACCTGTTCGGCAAGGAGCCGCTCGACGGCGGCGACTTTATCTTCAAGCCGCTCGGCGTGATCCCCCAGGTCGGCGCCGGCATCGACCCGACCGACGCGGCCTCCACGTTCGGCTTCAACGGCGCCGGCTTCGCCCGGCTCCCCGTGCGGCGCCAGGGCAAGGGCTGGCTGACGAAGCGCGAGAAGGAGATCAAGCGCCGCATCCTCGCGCGCACATGGTTGAAGCGCAAAATGGTCGACGGCATGACCGAGAAGGTCATCGCCGCGATCGCCAAGAAGGCGGGGGAGGCCAAGGACGGGATCGTGCGCGTGACGATCAAGGGCGCGCGGCTCGTGAAGGACGGGGAGGACGACAAGCCGAAGCACGGCCAGCGCATCGAGGCGGAGCGCATGGAGTTTCTGGCGAAGCTCCCCCGGGCCAAGGCCGCGATGAAGCGGGACGTGAAGCGCTTCTTCGGCACGCAGCGCGACGAGGTGCTGGCGAACCTCGACGCCGAGGGATTGCCGAAGGGGAGGGACGCCGCGGAGGTGAAGGCCAACGTCGGTAACTGGATCCAAAAGATCACGTTCGACGCCGGCAAGGCCGACAAGATCATCGCCGAGATCACCGCCAAGCACGCGCGCGAGAATATCCAGGCGGGGAGCGACGCGATCCAAAAGCTGACCGGCGTCGCCACGCCCGGCGGCGGGATCCTCGGGACGCCGTTCGTCCACGACTTCATCATGAAGCGCACCGGCCTGACCCTCGACGTGAACGAGCTGACGCGCCGCCAGCTCGCCGAGACCATGCGCGAGGGCCTGGACGCCGGCGAGGACCTGGGCAGCATCCGCGAGCGCATCAGCTCGGTGTACGACGAGGCCGAGGGCTTCCGCGCCGAAACGATCGCGCGCACGGAGGTCGGCACCGCGCAAAACTTCGGACGGAACGAGGAAATGCGCGCGCAAGGCGTCGAGCGCAAGGTGTGGGTGGCGATCTTTTCCAACACGCGCGAGGATCACGCGGACGCCGACGGCCAGGTGGTCAAGGCGGACGACAGCTTCGACGTCGGGAGCGAGCGCCTGGCGTACCCCGGAGACCCCGCGGGATCGCCCGGGAACGTGATCAATTGCCAATGCTCGGTGTCGCCGACGCTCGACGACATCAGCTCCTAATTGTGCCGCGCGGCCGCGCGGTGCTATAATCGAACCACTATGCGAAAGGCAAAGATCATCAACCGGCGCGTCGAGGGGAAGACCGTCCGCCTCGTCCTCAAGACGCTGGACGGCCAGGCCGCCCGGCTCAAGGTCGCCGACGACGGAAAGTGGATCATCGAGGGATACGCCTCGGTGTTCGGCAACGTCGACAGCTACGGGGAGATCGTGCAGCGCGGCGCGTTCACCGAATGGCTGAAGGAGAACCTCCCCCGGTACCCGAAGCTGGTGTGGGCGCACGATTGGACGCTCCCCCTCGGGCCGACGCTCGAGGCGTTCGAGGACGACTACGGTTTGTTCGTCCGCGGCGAGCTGCTCCCCGAGGTGCAGAAAGCCGTCGAGGCGCACGCGCTGATTAAGAGCGGCGCGATCACGGACCTGTCGTTCGGATTCTCGGTCGTCCAGGACGAGTACGACCCGAAGACCGGCATCCGTCACCTCAAAAAGCTGGCGATCTACGAATGGTCCCCCGTCCTGGTCGGCGCGAACAACCAGGCGATGCTGACAGGCGCCAAGAGCGCGATCGAGGACGTGAAGACCGACGGGGAGTTCAACGTCGAGGACGAGGGCGCGGCCGACGACGGCAAGGCACCCGCACCCGCACCCGAAGCCGCGGCACCGGCCGCCGGCGAAGGGGGAGAGGGAGGCGAAGGCGCAGGATCCGGCGCGGCCGGGGAGGGCGTGACCGCACCAGCGCCGGCACCGGCCGGAGAGGGCGGAGAAGGTCAGGGGACCGGGGCTGACGCGCCCAAGGCCCCGGAGGATGCCGAGAAGGGCATCAAGGCAGGGCGCGTCCTGTCCGCCAAGACCCGCTCGCGGCTCGAAGCCGCGGTCGAGGCCATGCGGACCGCAACCGACGCGATCGAGGCGCTTCTCGCGGAAGCGGACGCCGAAGACGACGGGAAGGGAGCACCCTCCCCGGAAAAACCCGCCGGCGCACCACGCAAGGAGGACGAAACGCTGAAGGCGATCGTCCGCGGCGTGAAGCGGGTGGACCAGCAGATCGGAAAGATCCTGGTCCGTGCGAAGACGATCCGGGAGTGATCCCGGGAACGCGCTGGCGCTTTACGCCGCGCGGATAATTCATCAAGCCCCACAAGCATGAAAGACAAGATCTTGCTTCAGCTCGAGGGCGGCAAGGAAGTCGACCTCCGCGAAGTGATCAAGGAGGCCGGCGTCGACCAGCTCAAGGAGATGGGCTTCCCGATCGGCGACGACGGGAAGGTCCAGCTCAAGCAGCTGCCGGCCGAGGTGAAGACCGAGGCGGAGAAGAAGGTCGCGGCCGCGGAGGTCAGCGCCAACTTCATCAAGTCGATGGTCGTGCCGTCCCACCTCCACGCCCAGCACGGCGTGAAGGCGTTCCCGACCGACACCGGCGCGATGGGATCCACGGTCCCCGTCGAGCTGGCGAACGCGATCCTCGAGAAGAAGGGTCAGTTCAACATCCTGCGCCAGCGCGCGTTCAGCTTCAACCTCGCGGGTCCGTTCGACCTTCCCACGGAAGGCACCGGCGTGACCGGCTACTGGGTCGGTGAGACCGACACGGCAGACGCGAACCTCGTGACCGGCAGCGAGCCGACCACGTCGAAGAAGACGCTCGACGACCACTACCTCGCCGCGCTCGTGAAGTTCAGCTGGAAGCTGCTCAACACGTCCGCGTTCGACATCCAAAACTACGTCGCATCCCTCGCCGGGCGCAAGCTCGCCGAGACCGAGGAAGCGGCGTTCGTGGGTGGATCGGGGACGGGTCGCCCGAAGGGTATCCGCCAGGAGACCGTGACCAACATCGCCCAGGCCGGAGCTGGTCTCGCGTATCAGGACATCCTGAACCTTTACCACCTCCTGCCCCCGCAGTACCGCCAGAACGCGGTGTTCCTTACGTCCGGCAACGGCAGCGCCGCGATCCACGGCCTCGCCGACAGCCAGGGCCGCCCGATCTTCCAGCCGGGCCAGCCGCTCGATCAGCTGTTCAACAAGCCGCTGCTCGAGAGCGCCGATATGCCGGAGAACCTCGGCGTCGGCACCGACACCACCGAAGTGTGGTTCGGCGACCCGTCGTACTACCACATCAAGTACGGCACCGGCCTCGAGATGGCGAGCGATCAGACGATCGAACGCCTCCAGTCCAAGCTCCTGATCTACCAGGCCGTCGACGCCAAAATGGTGTTGACCGACGCGTTCGTGAAGATCACGGGCGTCAAGGTCGCCGACGAGTCCTAAGCGATCAGCGCTTCAGAGACCGACGTCGGCCGGGTGCTCCCGGCCGGCGGACCGTCCGAGAAGACGGACCCCACCCCTTCATCCATAACCCGCACGACCATGCGATCCGTGATCAAGTTCAAACAGGCGTACCACGTCTACGCACCAGGCGACACCGCGACATTCGAACGCAGCACGGCCGAGGTGCTGGTGCGCCAGGGCTTCGCAGATCACGTCCGCGACGTCGCCGGGCCGGAAGGCACGAAGGTGATCCACCCCGACAGCACGCGCGGCATGGGATGGACGAAGGACGCGGCGCGCGGACCCGCCAAGCCGGTCCCCGCGGTCGCCAAGGGCACCACCACCACGAAGCCGCCGAGCATGGCCCCGCAGCTCCCCGCGGCGCCCAAGCGCAAGCGATCCGGCGGCAAGAAGCGCTAACCGACAACGCCTATGCTGAGCACCGTCGACCGACTGAAAAACCACCTCGGGATCCCGCTGGCCGACACGTCGAAGGACGCGAAGCTCGAGAAGATCCTGAAGGGCGCGAGCGCGTTCGTGGAGCGGCAATGCAGCCGCTCCTTCGGCGTTGCGGAGCACGTCGAGAAGCACGACGGCGACGACACGACGCAGATCCAGCTCCGCCAGTTCCCCGTCCAGGAGGGAAGCGACGACAGCGGCATCGTCCTCACGATCGGCGGCACCGTGATCGACCTCGACGCCGAGATCGAGGCCGGCCAGGCCGCGGTCGACTACGGCGCCGGCATCATCACGCGCGACCGCGGCTTCGACGCCGGGGAGCAGAACGTGCGCGTGACGTACACCGCCGGCTACGTCCTCCCCGACGACAGCAGCGACGCCCAGGCGCAGACGCTGCCCGAGGACATCGAGTTCGCCACGCTGAAGCTCGCCGGCCGCGGATACGAGCGCAGCACCGCGGAAGGCACCAGCAACGCGAACGCCGGCAGCTTCAGCGTCGGGTTCGCCAAGGACGTGGACCCGGAGATCCAGGCCACGCTCGACACCCACGCAAAGATCATCATCGCCTGACGTATGTTCAACCTCCGCACGTTCAGCATCCACGCGCTCGAGGCCCCGGAAGGATCCGAACCGGGGAGCGAGAAGCTGGCCTACGCCGACACCGGCCTGGTCATCGCCGGTTCGACCGAGGTCGCGCCGGCCGAGTTCGCGGCCTTGAGCGACGGGGAGTACGGGAAAGTGTTCCGCTTCTTCAGCGACGACGTCGCGTCATCGCTGGCGATCGGGATGCGGCTGACCGGCGGCGGCGACACGTTCGACGTGAAGGGCGTGACGCGCCAGGGCGACGGACCGTTCCGCCGCCTCGAGGCGACGCTCGTCCTCGCGCCGGCGCAGTAACCCGAAACGATATGCAGCTCGGCGTGACGTTCAAAGGCAAGCTGATCAGCAAGCTGAAGGACGCACGGTCGAACGCGCGCCGGCTTGTCGAGCGCGGCGTCCTCGACGCGTCGACGTTCCTTATGGAGGCGACGATCCGGGAAACGCCGGCATCCGTCGGCAACCTCCGCAAGAGCATCAGGCGCGAGATCACCGGGGAGGGTTTGCGCGCGGCGATCTTCACGGACCTCGAGTACGGCATGAAGCTGCACGGCGACGGCATCGCGCAGCGCACCCGGCCGTTCACGATCCCGGAGATCGAGGCGCAGCCCGGCGGGACCCTTTACCGCTGGGCGAAGAAGAAGGGCATGAACCCCTGGGCGGTCCGCGCGTCGATCCGCCGGAAGGGCATCAAGCACAACCCGTTTATGAAGCGCGCCGCGGAGCAGAGCGAGGAAGGCATCGTGAAGATCCTCGGCCGCGCCGCGGAGGACGTGGTCAACTGGCTGGCCGATTAACCCCCAAGAAATATGGCCCAAGAGTTCGCGGACATCCGCGCAGCGATCGTCGACAAGCTCGAGGACGCCGAAACGATCCAGGAGGTCTACCGCACCGACCGATCCGTGGTCGCCGGGTACCCCGTGGCGATCGTTTCGCCGTCGGAGAGCGAGGCCGACTACCACGAAACCGCGCCGGCGTCGAACAAGGAGACCTTCGTGTTCAACGTCCGGCTGCTGTACCCTTTCACCGAGGGCCAAGACGCCGCCGACATCGCGCTCGAGAAGGCGGTCGACGAGGTCCTGACCCTTTTCCGGGACCGCACCGCGCTCGGATCCGCGGCCGAGTGGTGCACGCCGGCCCCCAGCGTGTGGGGATACGCCGAACGCGCCAACGGGACCGATCGCATCGCCGTCGTGAAGATCAAGGCGGTGCGTTACGTCCGCAACTGATCCCGTGCTATACTCAAAACGGAATTAACCAACACCCCTATGCTTCGTGGAGAAGACATCATCATCGGCGTCGGCGTCGAGGACCCGAACGCCCGCGGCACCGCGGTCGCACCCCAGGCGTGGATCCCGGCACGCGCCCCGTCCGGCATCAAGGCCGTGCTTAACAAGGTCCTGGTGAAGGAGACCCGCGGCAGCAAGATCGCCTCGAGCGGATCCGACATCGCCATGAGCCACGCGGAAGGCCCGGTCGAGTTCAACGTCCGCGCCGAAACGATCGGCTTCTTCCTGAAGGCGCTGCTCGGCGACGTCACCAGCACCCCCCGCGTCGGCCAGAGCGGCGTCGTCGACCACCAGTTCGACGTCCTCGCCGAGGATCCCGAGCACCCGACGATCACCGCCGCGCTCCACCAGCCCGGCGTCCAGGACTACGAGTACCCCGGCGCGCTGCCGGCATCGCTGGCGATCGAGATCGTCCCCGGCGACCTGGTCAAGGCGACCGTGCCGCTGATCGCCCGATCGGAAGACGAGGCGACCACGTTCGACACCACCGCCCTCGACGCGCAGCTCGCCACCGACGTCTTCTTCCGCCACTACGACGTCAGCGTGAAGTTCGCGGCGAACGTCGCCGGCCTCGGCGCCGCCACCGCGACCCGCGTCAAGGAGCTGGGCATCGAGATCGCCAACGGCGCGCGGCCGGACCAGGCGGTCGACGAGCTGAACCCCGGTAACGTGATCGCCACCGTGGTCACCGCCGGCGGCAAGATCAAGATCGACGTCGACGACACCACACTGTACGACCTGTTCAAGGCCGGCACGATCCGCGCCGCCCAGGTCGTCATCACCCGCAGCGACGTGAACATCGCGGCGACCGCGATCCACCCGTCGATCACCTTCACCTTCCCCAACGTGACGTTCGAGGCGAACGACTTCGATCGCCCGATCGACGACATCGCGGCCGAGTCGCTGGAGTTCACGGCCCACTACGACGCGACCGCCGGCTACGCCGTGCGCGTTGCGCTCGTCAACGGACGCGAGGACTACGACCACGACGCGAGCTAAGAAACCCAAACCGCACGACCATGCCAGACGCAAACATCGAGACCAGGGACGTACTGCTCCCCGACGCCGGCGCGACCGCGAAGATCCGCGCCAAGCTCACCTGGGGCGCGCGCGAGAAGATCAAGAAGGCGATCCGCGACGGCGTCAAGGTGAAGTTCGACCGCGTGAGCAAGGACAAGTTCGAGCCGCAGCTCGAGGGATACGACTTCGACGCGCAGACCGAGGAAGCGCTGGTCGCGCTCGAGCAGATCGTCGTCAGCGTCCGCGAGAAGGACGACACGGAGCACCCGTTCACCCGCGCGTGGTTCGAGGGCCTGACGGCCGAGGACGGCGACGTCCTGTGCGCCGCGGTCGACGGGATCCGCACATCCCCAAAAGCCGAGACCCCGGCCAGCTGAGGCGCGAGCTGACGGGGACGGCCGAGCCGTCGGAGGCGGTGATCCTGGAGACCCTTAGCCGCGAGTACGGCTGGACGCCGGACGAGGCGCGCGCGATCGACGCGCACGACCTCGACGCGTACCTGGAGATCATCGCCACCCGGCGCGCGCTCGAGCGCGAGGCGGCCGCCAAGGCCCAGCAGCGCCGCTAACCGAAACCCCTATGGCAACCGCACGCCTCGAAACGATCATTGACCTCCGCGACGAGGTCAGCAAGGAGCTGCAAAAGATCGGCATCAACCTCGACGGCGTTATGAAGGCGGCCAAGACGGCGGCCGTCGCCGTCGGAGCCGCAGCGATCGCGGCCGGCACCTTTGCGGTGGCGGCCGCGAAGCAGTTCGCGGACGTCGGCGACGCCGTGGAGAAGATGAGCAAGCGCACCGGCCTCGCGGCCGAGAGCGTGAGCGCCCTCCGTGTCGCGGCCGACGCAAGCGGCACCAGCATCGAGACCGTCGAGGCGGCCGTCAAAAAGATGCAGATCACGATGGCCGACGCGAGCAAGGAAGGCAGCGGCCTCGGCCGGGTGATCACGAAGGACATCGGCGTTTCCCTCGAGCGCTTCCAGGCCATGAAGCCGGACGAGCAGTTCGCCGCGCTCGGGAACGCGATCGCATCGACGAAGGATCCGGCCCAGCGCGCGCAGAAAGCGTTCGACGCGTTCGGCAAGGCCGGCACCGACCTGCTCCCGCTTTTCGAGGGCGGGCAGTTTTCGATGGCCGAATGGAGCAAGAAGGCGAAGGAGCTGGGCGTCAGCTTCGACGACCTCAGCGCCGGCCGCGCCGCGCAGCTGAACGACGCGCTCGGGTACCTCAAGACCGCGTTCCAGGGCATCGCCCTGACCGTCGGCAGCGCCGTCGCGCCGACGATCACGAAGCTGGTCGACGACGCGCTCCCGCGCTTCCAGGTCTTCGCGGCATGGCTTGGCGAAACGCTTCCCCAGGTGCTCGACATCCTGGTCGCTTCGATCCGCTGGTTGATCGACACCGCGACCGCGGCATGGCGCGTGCTCGAGGACGTCGGCGCCGTCGCCCTGATCCGCGCGGCCCTCGAGCAGCTGAACGCGACGATCCAGGGCACGCTCGTGCCGGCATGGCGCAACTTGATGGCGATCGTCCAGCAGAACAAGCCGGTCTTCGAGGCGATGGCGCAGTTCCTCGGCGCCGTCGTCGTCGTTGCGATCCTCGCCGTCCTCGGCGCGATCGACCTCCTGGTGAAGATGATCGCGGTGTGGATCGACTGGACCGGGAAGGCGATCACCGCGTGGGTCAACGCGAAGGACAACCTGAAACAGATCTGGGAGGAAACGAAGGCCACGGCCGTCGCGGTGTGGGACGGCATCAAGAGCGCGATCGTCGGGACGATCGACGCGGTGACGCAGCGCATCGACAGCTTCCTGTCGAAGATCAAGAGCGCGGCGAGCACGGTATCGACGTCCTTCGCAAACCTCGGCGCGAACCTCGGCTTCGGCGGCGCGCGCGCCGGCGGCGGACCCGTCACCGGCGGCACCGCGTACCTGGTCGGCGAGCGCGGCCCGGAGCTTTTCGTCCCGGGCGGATCCGGCTCGATCGTGCCGAACATCGGCCTGGCCGGCGCCGGCGGCATGACGATCTACATCACCGGGAACAGCTTCCTCGGCAACGCCGACCAGGCGGCCCAGGCGCTGGGCGACGCGATCGTGAAGTACGCGAAGCGCAACATCCGCTTGTAACCGATACCCAATATGCTGCGCGTCGTCATCGACGGGGTCGATCGAACCGAGGCGGTGAAGGCCGGGTCCGTCCACATCACGCTGGGGACGACCAAGGAGGCCACCACCGCCCGGCTTTCGATTGACCGCTACGGATCCAAGTTCACCCCGGCCGGCGAGCAGGAGGTGGCGATCTGGTGGGACACCGACGCCGGCAACACGAAGATCTTCGGCGGGTACATGACCCGCGTGACGCGCAGCACGGAGCAGGGCCACGTCGTGACGTACCAGTGCGAGCTGAAAAATTACGTCCACCTTCTCGATCGCAAGCTCGTGAACGTCGGGTACGAGGCGCAGACCGCGGCCGAGATCATCGACGACATCGTGACCAACTACGGCGGCGCCGGCATCACCACCACGGCCGTCGACCCGGACGCCGCGCTGGCGATCACCTCGATCAGCTTCAACAACGTCGCGCCGAGCGAGGCGATCCAAAAGCTGGCCGACGTCCTCGGGTGCGAGTGGTTCATCGACCAGGACAAGGACGTCCACTTCTTCAGCAAGCTGACCGAGGCCGCGCCGTTCAACCTGACCGACCTCGGCGGAAAATACGTGTTCGAGTCGCTCGTGATCGCGGAGGACTTCTCGCAGATCAGGAACAGCATCCTGGTCGAGGGCGGCAAGGAGCTGAGCACCGTCGAGGAAACCGACACGTTCGAGGGCGACGGCGTGCAGCACACGTTCACGCTTTCGCGCGAATACAGCGACCTCACCGTGACGGTGAACGCGGTGGGGCAGACGGTCGGGATCCAAAACATCGACAGCTTCGATGATTTCGATTGCCTGTACGATTTCAACCTTCACACGCTGTACTTCGATCCCGCGTCCCCGCCCGGCGCCGGCCTCGAGATCGAGATCACCGCGCCGTACTATTTCCCGATCGCGGTGCGGTACCGCGAGCTGACGTCCCTCGGCGCATACGGGGAGCGCCAGCATTTCATCCAGGACCCGACGATCAAGAGCCGGGCCGACGCCGGCAACCGCGCGCTCGCGGAGATCAGCGCGTACGCCCGGCGGCTGCGCGAGGGATCCTTCACCACCTACGAGCAGGGCCTGTCGCCCGGGCAAAAGATCACGATCAGCAGCGACGTCGACGCGTTCAGCGCGGACTTCGTGATCCAGCGGATGAACGGCACGGTGATCAGCCCGGAGCGGATGGAGTGGCGCGTCGAGGTCGTGAGCGTGAAGACCTACGAGCTGATCGACCTCCTGGCCGAGATCATCCGCGGCCGGCGCGTCGAGTCGCCGAGCGATCAGGTCATCACCACGGCCGAACGGGTGAACCGCGCGATCCTCGTCAGCCGGACCTCGAGCATCAGGACGGCCGTCGACGTGAGCCGGCCGCTCCTGGTGGCACGCGATACCCTGACCTACATCGACGATCCGCCGATATGGGTCGCCGGGCCTTATATTCCGTCATCCCTGGCCGATCGGAAGCGCGTGCTGTTCGCGGACAGGGGCTGTCTGGTATCATAAAAAAAGTATGCAGGACCCCAACGCAAAAACCGTCCAGGAGAAGAAGCCGGTGAAGCGCATCGGCGTCGTTTCGTGGTTCGACGGGGAGATCGGCCGCCGCCTCGAGGTGGCGGTCAAGAACCGCCCCGAGCTGCTCGACACGAACCGCTTCAGCTTCGCCGACCGCGCCCGGATCCTGCTCGACGAGTACGGCATCGCGCCGTCGCGCCGCCAGGTGTTCGAGAACATCACGCCGACCGTCGGCTTCGCGGTCCTGACCAAAGCGCTGAGCGGCAACCTCGGCAGCGTCGACGAGATCGGCGTGAACGTCCACGCGCTGGGCAACGGATCCACGCCGCCGGACGCGAGCGACACCACGCTCGAGGGGGAGGTCGCGCGCGTGCTGCTGGCGAGCCGCAGCTATTCCGGCGCCAAGGCGTACTACACCGCGTTCTACGGATTGGCCGAGGCGGTCGGCACGCACACCGAGATGGGTCTTTTCATGGACGCCGACGAAGGCACGCCGGACGACGGCACGCTGTGGGACCGATCGCTGACGTCGATCACGAAGACCGGCATCCAGTCGCTGACGATCGACTACGAGGATGAATTCTCGAACGACGTATGAAGCGGATCACCCTGAAGATCACCCCGAACGACTTCCGCGCAGCGCTGCGCGTTTTGTCGTTCCTGAACGCCGACGTCCGCGGCCAGGTCGAGGTCGACCAGGTCGTGTTCGAGGGGGAGGGCGAGGGGACGGAGATCGCGGCCGACAGCACGGCCGAGGTGCTGGCGACGGCGACGTCGCGCCTTTCCGACCACATCGCCGCGGAGACCGCGGTGACAATAACCCGCACCTGATATGGGATACCCCTGGCAGACAGGCGAAGAAGCGTCCGCAAAAAAGCTGGCAGGATCCGGCATCATGCGGATCGTCGGTACCGGGTCCGCCAACGCGTACCTCGGCGACTTCGACCTCGGCGGGAACGATGGCGACGAACCCGCGGCGCTTGTCGACGGGACGTGCGTGCTGCTCGAGGCCAACTTTTCCAACACCGACACCTCGACGTTCAACCTGACCCTTGGCAGCACGACGTACGGAGCGAAGACGATCAAGAAGCTGGTGAGCGGTGCGCTGGTCGCGCTCGCAGCGAACGACTTCCTGAGCGGCCGGAAATACCTAATCACGTGGGACACCGACGCCGACGCGTGGATCGTGATCGCCGGTCTTTCTGATAACAGCGCGAAGGCGGTCCAGCAGCAGACGCCCTGCTACGCCGCGAGCGTGACGGGGAACGACACGCTGGTGGTCACGCTCGACCCGGTCCCCGCGGCATATACCGCCGGGATGCCGCTGCGCGTGAAGCCCGATGCGCGCAACACGGGGCCGGCATCGGTCAACGTCAACAGCCTGGGAGCGAAGTCGATCAAGAAGCACGGCGGCACCGTCGACCTCGACGACGGCGACTTCGTCGCGGGACAGATCCTCGAGATGATCTACGACGCGACGCTCGGCGTTTTCCACCTGACCAGCCTGCCGGCGAACGTCATGCCGGCGCGGATGCCGCTTTCGGCCGGACAGTCGATCACCGCCAACAACGCGGTGGCGGTCGGTATCGCCGGAACGACGCTCAACACGATCACGATCGCCACCACGTCGAACACGAACGCGCCGGTCGGTCGTTCCGACTCGCAAGAGAAGCGCGCGCAGAAGATCGTGGGCGATGGGAACGATTACGATCGGATCGTCCTCAACTGCTCGAACAACGCCGGCTCGCCGAGCGATAACTACACCGTCGGGATCCAGGCCGACAGCGCCGGCGCGCCGAGCGGGACGTTCCTCGCGTCCTTCACCCAGCCGGGCACGTCGTTTGTGAACGGCGACAACACGCTGATCCTAAACCAGGCGATCAACCTGGCGAACGGCACGACCTACTGGTTCGTCATCGAACGCGCCGGCGCGCTGAGTACCAGCCATTACGTCGACATCAACGCGACCAGCACGAACCCGTACGCGAGCGGGAATATGTGGACCCGCACCCAGTCGACCGGCACCTGGGCGGAGAACGCCGGCACCGACATCAGAATGCTGGTGCAGCTCGTCACCGTGGCCGGCAAGGCGTACAAGGCCGACAGCGACGTAGCGAACCTCACGAACAACTTCTGCGGCTTCGCCGTCGCATCGGCCGCCGGCGGCGCCGACGTCATCGTACAATTCGGCAGCGTCCTCGACGGTTTCAGCGGGCTGACGATCGGATCGACGTATTACGTCAACGCCACGCCCGGCAGCATCGGCACGTCGGCCGGATCGAACAGCAAAAAGGTCGGCATTGCGATCACGACGACGCGCCTTCTGATCCTTCCGACGATCTAAAAAAACGACGTATGGAACCGATCACGCAAGCATCATCCGCGCTGACGCCCCTCGCCCAATACGGCGGGACCGGCGTGGCGATCGCCGCGCTCGTCGTCCTGGTCGTGATCGCGTGGCGGCACAGCCAGGATATGCGCGCCCAGGCGAAGGAGGCGGCCGAGGCGATGCGCGCGATGGCGGCCGACCACGCCGAGGCGATGCAGGTGCACACCGCGGCGATGGGCGAAACGATCGACCGCAACACCGCGGCCATGACAAAGAGCGCGGAGGCGACGGCGGCGCTTAGCGCGTCGCTCCCGCACGTTTGTCGCTTCAGCAAGTAACCCCCACGACCATGCCCGAAGAAAAAGAGATCCAGGAAGGGACCGGCGCGATCCGGGACGAGAAGGACGAGCGCGATCACCGCGTCCGCGACCTGATCGCCGCCGGCGCCGTCGCGCCCGTGACCGAGGCGGAATGGGATGCCGGCTTCAGCGCCACCAGGTCCGTCGGCCTCGAGGTCGAGGTCCGCGACCAGGGCGGCCGCAGCAGCTGCGTCGCCGAGGCGTGCGCGGCATACGGCCGCGTCATCCGCAAGAAGACCAAGGGCGACGACGTCACGTTCAGCGCATCGTCGCTGTACCCGTTCATCCGCCAGCCCGGCGGGGGAGCATCGCTCCGCGACGGCGTGAAGGAGACCGTCGCCGGCCGCCTGGTGCCGAAGAAGATCCTCCCGGACGAAGACGCGAACGGGAACCCGCTCCCGGAGAGCGTCGTCGGCGACAAGAGCCGCGTCACCGCCGCGATCGCGGCCGAGGGAACGAAGCTCGACGTCTTCGACAACTACCGCATGGCCGAGGGCGGCACCGACGACATCGAGATCTTCGCCGCCGCGATCAAGTACGGCCTCGGCGCGATCCTCGGGTTCACCGGGACCAACAACGGCTGGTGCAGCTGCCCGGTCATCCGCCACCCGGCCGCCGGCGAACCGAAGTGGGGGCACGCGGTCTACGGCGACGCGTTCGGCAAGACCGACGTCGCCGAGTGCGGGATCCCGATCGGCACGAAGGCGATCTTCATCCCGGGATCCTGGGGCGGCCGCTACACGTTCACCAGCGGACGCTGGAAGGGATACAGCGCGATCACCGCGGCCTACTTCGAAGCCGGCGAGCAGACCGCCGTCGGGTTCGTGAAGGGGATCTACGTGTTCAACGGCTGGACGATCATCCCGAGCGCGATCGTGCCGCCGGACCAGTTCGGGAAGGACTTCTGCAAGCAGCACGACAACAAGCTCGCGTTCCAAAACCCGGGCGACGGATCCTTCGGCATCATCGCCGGCGGGGAGCTGCGGACGATCGCGGCCGACCGCGCCGGCCAGGCGTCGCTGACGTGCATCATGCGGGGGATCACCACCGCGCGCACGATCAACGTCGACAAGGACACCTGGGCGAAGCTGCCGCAGCGGCCGCTATGACCGGCCGCGTCGCCCGGGCGATCGCCCGAGCGGTCGCAAAAATAATTCTCGCGTCGACCGTCGCCGCCGGAACCGCCGGAGCGCTCCCGGTCGCCGCGCTGATCCAATGGAAATATGAAACCAGGCATCAAGACGTCGGAGTTCTGGATCGCCACGATCGCAACGGCGGCATCCCTCGCCGGTCTCCTGGGCGTCATCGGGCCGGACCAACAGGCCGCCGTCGTGGAAGGTGGGAACCACATCGTCGCCGGCGTCCGTGAGATCATCCTCGGGATCACCACGCTGGCCCCGGTCGCCTACTACATCCGCAGCCGCACGCAGGTGAAGATCCAAGACATCCTGTCCAACGCCGGCCGGAGGTGATACGATCGGAGCGCGGTGGGTTCATTTCCACCGCCCGGCATGGTCGTGCGTGGCGGGGAGACCCCCGGGTCCGAAAGGATCCGGGTGGTCTTTTTTTGTTCCCCGTGGAACAATACGGGGGAGATCGGACGACGCTCGAGATCGGCCGATCGTATATCAAAACCGGCCCCCGAAAGGGGAGCCGGTTTTTTGTCGCGGTGGCGGACCGATCGCCGGGATCACCAACGTCCGCGCCGGAGCGTTGACGCCGTGGTTCATCGGCCGGATCCGCACGCCCGGAGGCGCTGTCGTCCCGCATCGCCGCAGGATACCACGTCGGCGCAAGGCGCGTCCAGGCAGGGGAGGGGCCGGACGGCACCCTTGACAAAAGACCGATTATATGGTACTGTATAAGTAAGGAAGGGAAGGGGAGCACCTTACAGGAGAATAAGGCAGACAAGCCCAGGCAGGGCGCAGCGGAAAGCGCTGCCAAACAACAGCCGCAGGGCACCGAGGAAGATCGGCGGCGGCCTGGGGATCAAAGGGGAGGGGAACGAAACGCCGGGGGTAACCCCGGCACCGGCAGGATCCGGCCGGGTTGGATCCCCTACCCTTTGATCCATAACCAGCACGACCATGCAGAACGTCATCGAGCACGTCCAGGCCGAGGCCCAGCGCATCCGCGCCGGCGCCAAGGTCGAGAAGGATCGCGCGATCGCCGGCGAGTGGCTCGCCAAGGCGCGCGCGTTCGAACGCGCCGCGGAGATCCTGAAGTTCGCCGCCGGCATCAGCAAGGAGAACCCGCTCGCCCCGAAGTGCGGCTGCGGGGAGCGCGCGACCACGCGCGACATCCACGGCAACGCGAGCTGTGAAACGTGCGCCGACGGCATCGCCGCCAGCGCCTAACCCCGACCACCATGCACGACAAAAACTGCAAGACGTGCCGGATCCATTTCGACGATCAGAGCGCCGACGAGCGCGCCGAGTTCATCGACCACCAGGCCGAGATCATCGCCGCCGCGGCACGCCGCCAGGCGAACCGCGCCGCGAAGGACGCCGGCGCCGATCATACGATGCTCGGCACCGACATTTGGCGCGAGGTCGGCCGCAAGCTTTCCTAATCCACCGAACACGACACCACCATGCAAGACCGCATTACGATCACGATCGAGTCGGCCAACGGCAAGACGCGGACCAGCGTCCGCATTGACCACGGCCAAGCGGAGATCCTGACCGAGCAGCTGGAGAACATCGCCGACAACTTCGGAGCGATCGCCGGCAAGGTCCGCACGATCATCGGCGGCATCGACAGCGCCGACGCGGCGAACCTCGACGCGTTCGAACGCGCCGACGTCGCCGAGCCGGTGCCGGCCGCCCTTGACCGCCAGGGCGTATGAGGACCTGGCGCATCGACGCGTTCACCGATCGGGGGACCGTCGTGATCCCGAACCCGATCGTCCAGGCGTCCACGATCGAGGCGGCCGTGGCGAAGGGCGCCCGGCTGGCAAAGCCGCACGCCAAGTCGCACCTCCGCAGCTTGAGCGTGAAGGCGACCGCGATCGCGGCGCCGAAGTTCGACATGGAGACCGCGAAGGCGGTCGCCGGCAGGATCCCGTTCAGGGAGATGGCCGAGGAAGCGGCGGCGCACCTAAAGCGCCGCGCTTGACGTTACGCGCCAATATGAGAAAAACCCTCCTGGACAAAGCGCACGCCGCCGGCGGCGCGATCATCAAGGGCAAGCGCACCGCCCTGCCCGAACAGCAGCTGCGCGACGTCGCCCGTGCGTGGCTCGCCGGGGAGATCGGCGACGCCCAGCTCACCGCGGCGCTCGGCCGGAAGCCGCACGCCGCCGCGAGCACGATCGCCACGGCCGCCCGGGCGCTGCGCCGCGCGATCATCGCCGGAGAGATCCGCATCAAGTAAAAACCCTAACCCCATTTTTTATGGAGAAGTACCACGTCGAGGACGCGACCGCGAAGGAGAAGCTGAACGAGATCGGCGGGAAGATCGGCCAGGCCCTCGAGGGGACCGGCTTCTTTTTCACGCTGCTGCTGACCGACAACGGACGCACCGATCGGAAGGGCGCCATTTTTTACATCAGCTCGGCCGAGCGCGCCGGCATGGTCAAGACCATGCATGAGTTCATCGAGAACGACCAGCGCGGCGCGGATCATCATTGCCGCGAGTGCGGCTGCCCGGCATACGCGTGGCAGAGGAACGAGAACGGCGAAGGGTACAAGACGGCGTAACCCCCAAGACCATGCCGCAAGACACCGTCGAAAAGCACAACAAGGTGACCGCGCACAAAGGACCGACGCCGCACCGCGTCACGATCACGAACACGATCACCGGGGAGGTGCTCGAGGACTGCGTGAGCGAGGGCGGCGTCTTGATCGTCGTCCGCGGCCTTCAGCTCGACAAGCGCGGCACGCTCCTGGGCACGCACGGGATCTTCAATTGGGGAAACCCGATGGCGTGGTACTACGCGTTCGACCAGCTCCGCGAGGCGATCAACACCGACCGCTGGAAGGATCAGATGATGGCCGCGTTCCAGGACGCGCCGCAGACCACGCAGAAGTTCTACGCGCACATCCATGAGGAAACGAAGCGCGAGGACGCGGGGGAGCATCACCCGGCCGTGCAGCTCGAGGCCGTGACGCTCGAGGCGTACAACCGCGGCGATCGGATGCAGCGGATCCGCGGCCGGCACGGCATCGCCGACGTCCCGTTCACCGTCGCTCGAGGGAAGGGGTTCAGCGCCGACCTTTACGACGAGGGCGACAAGTGGGTCTGCCCGAACATCGAGAGCATCGCACCAGGTAGCGGACGCTTCGACGAATTCATCGACGCGCTGACGCGGATCCTCGAGAAGCCGCTCGTGTTCGCGTCGGTCATCAACCCCCGGCTGAAGGCGCACCTCGAGCGCCGCGGGATCCAATGCCTATGATCGTCGACAAGACCAGGATGCAGCGCGAATACGAGAAGGTGAAGGAGCGGGGGCTGCTCGGGCACCGATCGGATCCGAAGTGGAACGCCAAGGCGTGGCGCCACGACTGCTGCGGATCCCGGGCGTATTGGCGGCACAAGATCGGGTGCCCATACGCGACCGGCGACGGATCGCTACCGCCGGACGCATGAAGCGCTGCATCAGGTGCCGGCACGAAAAGCCCCTGACCGAATTCTCGCCGGCGACGAACAACAAGACCGGCGTCCGCGGGATCTGCAAGGAGTGCCGGCGCATCCGGCCGATCCGCATCACGGCCGCCGGGATCCTGAAGCAATGCCTGGGCTGCGAGAAGTACCTACCCCTCGACGCATACGCCCGGCATCCGAAGGGACGCCGCGGACGCCAGGCGCGGTGCCGATCGTGCAAGAGCGCGAAGCCGCCGCTGCGCCGAACGGGATCCGGGGAGATCACAAAGCGCTGCTCGTATTGCTGGACCTGGAAACCGCTGTCGCATTTTTCGCCGCAGCCGCGGGGGAGGTGCGGACGCGCGAGCCGGTGCCGGCCGTGCCGCCGGCTGACGACGTACCAGTTCATCAGGCCCCCCGGCATCGCGCGCCGATCTTCCAAGTACCGACGCCGGCCGGAAACCGCGCCCTGAAACCCAGGGGCGGTTTTTGCTTTTCCGGGTTGTCCACAACCCGACGTAGCGCAACGCGCCAAAGCGTGGCAAAATGCGGACAAGGACGGAAATATCCGCCCATGACCGACACGACCATGCAGCACGACATCGATGCCCAGGCCGCGAGGATCACGCGAGCGTTCGCGGCGGCCGCCCTCGTGGCCTTTTTATTGGCCGCCGCGATCATCGCCCGGGGCGCTATACGGCCCCAGGATGAAAACCAAGGGGGAGAGGTAGCCACGGAGGGGGTCGCGTCGCAGCCAGACCCCGCCACGCCAGCCGAGGACCCCGGCAAACGGTCGGGGGAGGGGTCCAGTTTCGGCCTAAACGCGATCGCGGCCTGGGAGACCCCCCAGGACCCCACGATCGGGTGGATCCCGGCGGCCGCCGTGGCCCGGGAGGTGAGCGCATACAACAGCGTCCCGGAGCAGACCGACGACACCCCCTGCATCGCGGCCGACGGATCGGACATTTGCGCCCGGCACGCGGCCGGGGAAACGATCTGCGCCGCCAACTTCGTCCCGCTCGGCACCTGGCTGCGGATCCAGTCGCGGCCGAAGTACCAGCGCGAGATCCGCTGCATCGTCGCCGATCGGATGAACCGGCGGTACCACTACGCGGTCGACGTCTTCATGGGGAGCGACATCGAGCGCGCCCGGACGTTCGGCCGGCAGACCTTATTCGTCACCGTGCTCGAGTGAGCGCGGGTAACAACGCACGACCATGAGCGAAGTCATTCAGATCAAGCGCGCATCGCGCGCGCGGGTGCCGCTGAAGATCGGCATGAGCGGCCCGAGCGGATACGGCAAGACCGGCAGCGCGCTGCTGCTGGCATACGGCATGACCGGGGATTGGGACAAGATCGCGGTGATCGACACCGAGAACGGCAGCGCGGCGCTGTACGCGGGGAGCACGATCGGCGGCGTGAAGATCCCGGAGTTCGACACGATCGAGCTGGAGGCGCCGTTCACCCCGGAGCGGTACGTTTCCGCGATCGCCGCGCTCGAGGCGACCGGCAAGTACGAGGTGATCATCGTCGACAGCGCGACGCACGAATGGGACGGCAAGGGCGGCTGCCTCGAGATCGTCGACAGCTTGGGCGGCAAGTATCAGGATTGGGCGAAGGTGACCCCGCGGCACCGGCGCTTCATCGACACGATCCTGCACACGCCGTGCCATTTCATCGTCACCATGCGGACGAAGCAGGACTACGCGGTCGAGACCGACGGCAAGAAGACCAAGGTGACCAAGCTCGGCATGAAGGAGGTGCAGCGCGAGGGCACGGAGTACGAGCTGACGCTCAACTTCAACCTCACGAACGACAAGCACCTCGCCAAGGCGTCGAAGGACCGCACCGGCCTGTTCATGGATCGCCCGGAGTTCGTGATCAGCGTCGAGACCGGCAAGGAGCTGATCGAGTGGAACAAGCTCGGCAAGGAGCCGGCGCCGGACTACACCGTCGCCAAGCAGCGGATCGCCACCGAGCTGAACCGGCTGAAGATCAACCCGAAGACGATGCCGGACTTCAAGGACCGCGTCCGCGCGATCACCGGCATGGAGTGGAAGGACGAGAACCTGGCCGCGATCGCCGCGAAGCTCGCGTCGGCCGACCTCGATGATCTGCCGCCGCCGGAAGGGGGAGCATCGGCGGGGGGCAATGGGACGGGTTCAGAACAGGCCCCGCCACCGCCCGAGAACGACGTCGCCGCGCAGTTCGCGGCGCCGGCCGCACCGGCACCCGCGCCGGCGGCCGAGGTCGAGACCGGCAAGGCGAAGATGCAAGTGCTGAACGACTACCAGGCGAAGTTCGCCGCGGCGAAGACCGACGCCGAGGTGGACGACATCCTCACCCAGGCGAACACGCTCGACAGGGACGTGTTCGGATCGCAGATGCTGACCGGCGCGATCGCCGGGCTGGCGAAGGACCGCAAGGCCGCGATCGCCGCGGCACCGGCGCCGAAGGAGGGCGACGCGTGCGCCGACGGCAAGTGCGGGGTTTGCCTGAGCTGCATCGGCGCCGGCATCAGCGTATGAACCGCTTCGTCTTCTTCGACACCGAGACCACGGCCGCGGTCGACGGCCGCCTGGTGCAGATCGCGCTGAAGGGGCCGGAGCCGGACGAGTTCCTGGTCGACACGTTCAAGCCGCCCGTGCCGATCACGTTCGAGGCGATGGCGATCCACCACATCACCGAGAAGGCCGTCGCCGGCCGGCCGCCGTTCGAGGGGACGTTCCGCGAGCGCGTGGCCGAGCAGTTTCTGCACCCGGACGTCATCGCGGTCGCGCACAACGCGCCGTTCGACATCGCGGTGCTGAAGCGCGAGGGCGTGGAGGTCCCGCGGTGGATCGACACGCTGAAGATCGCGCGCCGGCTGCGGCCGGAGTTCGCGCAGCACACGCTCCAGTACCTCCGCTACGCGATGGGGATCGAGATCGACGCCGGCAACGCGCACGACGCGCGCGCCGACGTCCTGGTGCTCGAGCAGGTGTTCGGCGTGTTGACGGCCGAGGCCCGGCTGCACCTCGGCCTCGCGCCGGATCCGACGGGGGAGCAGCTCGAGCGCGACGACCAGGCGATCGACGAGTGGATGCAGAAGATCAGCCGCGAGCCGTCGCTGCTCCACGTCGTCGCGTTCGGGAAGCACAAGGGCAAGACGTGGGCCGACGTCGCGCGCGACGACCTCAGCTATCTGTTCTGGCTTCAGAAGCAGGACACCGACGAGGACGTCCGCCACACCGTCGACCATTGGCTGCACCATTACCAGCAGCGCATCGGAAAATCCGTATGACCCAAGAGATCCCACCCAAGAGCACCGACCCGTTGATCCCGATCGCGCGCGTGAAGCCGGACGGGCACCTTCCCCTCGGGACGAAGACCCTCCGCCGGCTGATCAGCGTCGGCACGATCGCCGCGGTCAACGTGTGCACCACCGGCAAGGCGAAGCGCTACGCGATCCGCCTTTCCGAGATCGAGCGGTACCGCGCCGAGCTGGAGGCGGCGAAGGAGATCCGCGGCTTCGTATGACGTGCCATTGCGGCCAGCCGGTCGGCGCGACGCGCGCCGGCCAGCGCTGGTGCGCCGCGTGCGAGTTCCGCGGCGAACGGATCAAGGCCGAGCTGCTGAAGATCCAGGACCAGCTCGGCGCCGAGAGCTGCACGCTCGTCATCCACCTGAAAAACGGCCGACGCATCGCGGTGCGTCCGGGCTTTGACCTTCTCGCCGCATGACCAGGATCGAAACCCGAACGCTCGCCGGCAAGGTGCGCCACGTCCGCGAGCGGATGGCGCCGGAGTTCGCCGCGGATCCGCGAGCCGTCGCCGTCCAGGTGTGGTGGACGTTCTACCAGGACCGCGTCTTCACCGCCGCCGGCGACGGCACCGACCGCATCACGGGGAGCGCGGCCGAGATGATCGCCATGCCCAGCGTGCGCGAGGTCGCCGCGGCGATGAAGGCGATCGACAAACCGAGGCCGACGCCGGCGACTACGCCGCCGGCCGGAACCGTCCCGTGGCACGCCGGCCGGGAATAACATCGACACCGTATGGCATGGATCGCTTTCACCCTCGCGCTGATCCACACGATCGGCGCGATCGTCACGATCACCGCGAAGCCGGGCGAACAGCGCCAGCAGCGCGAGGACGTGGAACGCCAGCTCGACACCGCGCCGCCGGGCGTTGCGAACGCCGCGCGCACGATCGGGACGGCCGTCGCCGCCACGATCGAGATCGGCACCGCGCTGTGCCTTCTCGCCCTGTGGGCCACGACGAAGTGACGACGACAGCCGCCCGATCACCGGGCGGCTTTCGCATTTGTCCACAAGCAGGGCAACGCTACGCGCCGCCGGTGTGATACGATGCGGGGAGCGCGGGATCTAACCGCGAACACACGACACCACGATGAGTTCGAAGAAGACGAGGACGAGGAAGGAGATCGGAACGCTCGAGGCCGCGGAGCTGCTCGGCGTGCCGCGCCGGACGCTTCAGACGATGCTGAAGGACGGCAGGATCAAGGGCCGCGCGGTCACCGCCGGCAAGAAGACGCTGTGGTTCGTCCCGGAGAGCGAGGTCGTCCGCATCAAGAAGTCGCGCGCGAAGACCGCACGCCCGGCCGCCGCGAAGCCGGCGAAGACCAAGAAGGCGAAGGCATCGAAAAAGTAAACGCGACGCACGACCATGCGCGGCACGATCCGCCACCTCCAAGGCAAGTACGACGTGATCAGCTTCCGGCTGATCCGGCTTTGCGATGGCGACGAGCTGCGGTTCTACGCGTTCCTGAAGCTGCACGCGATCGCCAAGAACAGCGCCTTCCCCGGGGAGGCGACGATCACCGCGGCGCTCGGCTGGGAACGCAAGAAGATCTTCCGCCAGGTGAAGGCGATGGAGGCCGCCGGCCGGCTGACCGTTCACCGCGTGCCGGGCCGGCCGAACGTCTACGACATCACCTGGTACGACACCGAGAACGCGGCGGGGATGGCGGAGCGGATCGCGCCGGCTGGGGATAACCTGGCCGGAAGTAATCCACATCCAGTCCCAAAAGTGGGACGGGTACCAGTCCCAAAAGTGGGACGGGTAACCAGTCCCAAAAATGGGACCCTAACGATTAGGAACGTAAACGAGAAGGAAGAAACGATTAAACGGACGGGGGATAAAATTATCCCCAGGACGTACGGACGACGATCGGGCGGCTGGAGCAAGATCGGCGACCACCTCAAAAAGCGACGGCCGTAGCCGATATGCAGGACATCAAGAACCCGACCCCGGGCGAGTGGACGATCACGATCCGTCCGATCACCCGGTTCCGCCGCAACGCGCCCGAGACCAGGCGCATGCCGCCCGGACCGAATAGCCGCATCCACCCGCTGACGAAATCGTGGTGGATCCGCAACTTCAAGAACGCCGCGTGGCAGTCAGCGCTCGAGGCCGGGATCCCCCGGATGCAGCGCGCACGCGTCGAGATCCTGAACCTCGCGGTACAGCCCCCGGACCGGGACAACCTGTACGGCTGCACGAAAGCGATTGTCGACGGCCTGGCGCTCCGCATCCTCCCCGAGAAGATGACCAAGAGCGGCCCGGTGCCGATGGACGACGAAGACCACCTCGACCTTCACGCCCGGAGCGAGAAGGTGAAGCATTACCACCAGCAGCGGATCATCATCCGCGTAACCCGCCTCGCATGAAGCCCACGACCAAAAAGCGCGGACCGTACAAGAAACGCCGGAAGGCAACCGGCGACGTCCGCGAGGACGTGGTGATCGGCCGCGAAGACATCCCGCCCGTGAACGCCGCGAACCTCGCCGGCGCCGTCGCACAGATCCGCGACGCGTTCACCAGGCACGACGAGGACCGCAAGCTGCTCGAGGGCGTCGCCAAGGACCTGGGCAAGATCGTCGACCGCTTCTCCCCCGACCGCACGACGGGCATCGAGCTGACGCACGTATCGGTCTCCCCCGAAACCCTGGAGCGCGCCGGCATCAAGCCGCACGTCATCGAACGCCGCGACATCGCTCCCCCGACGCACCGCTCCCCCGCTTCTCCCCCGGCCGCCAAGGCGGCGAAGGCGGAGCGGATCCCGATCGAGATCCCGGACGGCATCCAGGACCGCGACCGCAAGATCCTCGAGGGCTGGAACGCCGGCCTTTCCTACCGCGAGATCGCGTCCGAGGCGGCGCTGTCCCAGCAGGGCGCGTCGAACGTCGTCGCCAAGTACCGCAACGGCGGCTCCCCCGGCGCATCACGCGCCAAGCGGAAGCCGGAAGACGACGGCTTCGACGCTGCTCCCCCGGTCCCTTCGGACCGCGGCCGGAAGGCGACATGCATCGATTGCGATCGAGAGTGCACGATCGCCGCTGACGTCGACATCATGGACGTGAAGTGCCCAGGGTGCAAAGGTCCGCTGATCGAAAAATAACATGGGGAAGCGCTGCAACATCGAGAGCAAAAACCCGCAATGGAAGGGCGACCGAGTGAGTTACAAGGGGCTGCATCAATGGGCGCGTCGCCACGTTCCCAAGCCGACCGCGTGCCCGGACTGCGGGGAGAACGCGCCGCTCGAGATCTGCAATGAAAGCGGTCGGTACCTCCGCGACATCGCCGACTGGAAGTGGCGCTGCCGGAGGTGCCACATGAAAAGCGACGGCCGGCTCGATCGACTTAAAAAAATGGCTGCTGCCGCGAACAGGAAGCGGCACGCGAACAAAACCCTATGCTGAGACCAACAGGCGGCAACGTCATCATCGCCCCGAAGCCCAAGACCGCGGAGACCTCGAGCGGCATCGTCCTCCCCGGCGCCGCGATGGCGCGCATCGACGTGGGGGAGATCCGCGCGATCGCGGCGGACATCGTCGACCAGGTGAGCGCGATCCCCGGCGATCTGGTGTACTACCGCACGGCCGCCGGCGTCGAGATCGAGCACGAAGGGGAGACCCTGTACGCGGTGCCGGTCGGGATGATCTACGCCGTCATTTACGACAAGACCGAGGCGCACGCGGCGAACGGCATCGAGTGCCGCTCCCCCGAGTGCCCGGATAACGAACCGAAGCCATGACCGACCAAAAGCCAAAGCCGAAGATCGCGGAGTGGAAGACCGAGGACCTGGTGCTCGCCGACTACAACCCGCGCCGCATCAGCAAGAGCCGCCTCGAGGACCTGAAGCGCGGCATGGCGGCCGACCCGGAGTTCCTGGCCGTCCGCCCGATCATCGTCAACGTGAACCCGACGCGCCGCGGGATCGTCATCGGCGGCCATATGCGGCTGCTCGCCGCGAAGGAGCTGGAGTGGAAGACCGTCCCCGTCGTCGAGGTGAGCGTCGACGCGCGCACCGAGAAGGCGTGGAACGTGAAGGACAACAGCCACCACGGGGAGTTCGACCGCGGCCTCCTGGGGGAGCTGATCAACGAAGACCCGCTGGCGTTCGAGCACGCGATGCCGAGCGACCAGCTCGACCAGGTGTTCGACGAATACGGGGCCGGGGGAGACCAGGACGGCAAGAGCGAGGAAGACCAGGTCGACGAGATCGCGGGGGAGAAGAAGCACATCAGCGTCCTCGGCGACGTTTGGCAGCTGGGAGATCACCGGCTCGTGTGCGGCGACAGCACCGCGAAGGAGACCCTGGCCGCGCTGCTCGCTATCCCGGGGGAGCAGACGATGGAGGTCGCGCAGATGACGTTCACGGATCCGCCGTACAACGTCGACTACGGGAACCACGGCAACAAGAAGTGGGGCAAGCATGAGAAGATCGCCAACGACAAAATGGACGCCGGCGCGTGGAGCGGTTTCGTGACGGCGTTCCTCGAGCGGATCCGGGAGAACACCGCCGGCGCGGTATATATCTGCATGAGCTGCAAGGAGTGGCCGTCGCTCCAGGCCGCGTTCATCGCCGCGGGGTTCCATTGGTCGACGACCGTGCTGTGGATCAAGGACCGCTTCACGCTGGGGAGATCCGACTACCAGCGGCAGAGCGAGCCGATCCTCGTCGGCAAGGTCGGGAAGGTCCGCACCGCGAAGGCCGAGCCGATCCTGTACGGATGGCCCGGGGGAGTCGATCGCCGGTGGAACGGCGGACGCGACGAGGGCGACGCCTGGGTGTTCACCCGGCCGAGCCGGAACCCGATCCACCCGACGCAGAAGCCGGTCGAGCTGGTGGCGAAGGCGATCGCCAACAGCAGCAACCGCGGCGACATCGTCCTCGACCTGTTCGGCGGGGGAGGATCGACGCTGATCGCGTGCGAGCGCACCGGCCGCCGGGCGCGCATTTCCGAGCTGGCGCCGGGATACGTCGACGCGATGATCGCCCGGTACGTCGGGCACACGAAGAACGCGGAGCTTGTCCGCAACGGGAAGCCGTTCACCTGGAACGGCCCCGTGATCACGATCGAGGGCGTCCTGGACTCCCTCGGCTAACCACCACCCAAACGATATGCGACGCGATCAGTTCGAAGACCGGGACGACGACAGGAACGACGGAGGGCGCCACGAAGTCGTGGTCAACGCGACGTGCGCCGAGCAGGGATGCGGCCAGCCGTTCACGATCACGGCCGGGGAGCGCGACTTCTTCCAAAACAACGGCATGACCCTGCCGCGCCGATGCAAGCCGTGCCGAGAGCGCCGGCGCGCGGCCAAGGAGGGCGGCCGATAACCACCACGACCATGCCAGAGATCAAACCGCCGGTACGTTCCGGCAAGAAGGCCGCGGCACCGATCGCCGCGGGGAGCAAGGGAACGGACGACAGGAACGTGTACACCGCCGCCGGCGTCAGGCCGTCGGGCGCGCCGCTGCTCCCCGTGCCGTCGATCCTCACGTGCGCCCGGATGCGCGACGCCGGCTTCCCGAAGCACACGACGCAGCTCGCGTGGGTCCGCGTCCCGAAGGGGGCGAGGATCGTCCGCGGGAAGATCCAGGCGGTGCCCGGCGCGCCGTTCGTTCGGCCGATCGCCTGGTCGGAGTCGCCGGTTATCGGGGAGGAAACGGAACAGTTCGCGCTGCTGGTTGCGCGGCCCGAAGATCGGGGAGAGCACCCGGCCGCCGGGGAGCCGCCCTGCTGCTACGACGCGCCCCAGGTCCACGAAACGATGCAGTACGCCAGGCGCGTGCTCACCCTGCAAAACGTCCGCGTCCGGCCGGCGACCAGGATCGGCTTCCGGGGAGAGGCGTATGAGTCGGTCGAATACCGCTACGGCGGGTTCAGCAGCGGCCGCGGCTGGATCGGCGGCGGATCCGATCGGAGCACGCTGTGCACCGAGGAAACGATCAGCGCCGACACCCCGGCCGAGGCCGTCGCGTTCGCCTGGCTTTCCGAGAGGGAGGCCGAGAAGATCGCCCAGGCGGAGCGCGAGGCCAAGCGCCGCGCGATCATCGCCGCGGACAATTGTGCCTACTGCCCGAAGCCGACCAGGGCGCAGCTCGAGGCGACCGACTGGAAGCACCACGCGTTCTGCGACCGCTGCGGCGGCCCGTGCGTCCCGGAGATCCACAAGCTCCGGCATTGCGAGCATTGCGGCCGCACGATCCGCGTCCTCCGCGCCGCGTGCACGCTGAAGACGTTCTTCCGCACCACCGCGCACCGCTCGACATACGTCGGGTCATTCCGCGAGGATCCGAAGTCGGAGAACCAGGCGGCCGCACCGCAAGCGTAACGCGCCGCCCATATGCAGAAGTTCGAAGTATTCCTGACGCAGACCCGGACCTGGCGCGGCGTGCTCGAGGCGAACGACGAGGCCGGCGCCAGGGCGAAGGCGCAGCGGATCGTCGAGGCCGAGGGGACGAAGCAGTTCGAGGAAGGCAACGCGAACGACGACGACCCGAGCGTCGGCGTCGTGGAGGTCACCGACAAGCCGGTGAACGTGATCGAGGACGACCTATGACGCACGCCCGGCACGCCGTCATCATCCGGCTCGACTATCCCACCGACAGCCCCAAGTTCGAATGGCGGCTGGCGTTCTTCCAGGCGATGGTCCTGCCGCGGCTGCTGGGGCAAAACCGCGACGACTTCGACATCGCCGTCCGCTGCAACCCCGCGCACGCGAAGCGCATCGCGGGGTTGTCGCCGCGGATCCGCACGTTCGGCGTGAAGCCGCGGTGGCGCGGGTGGGTGAAGCCCGGCTACGAGTCGAAGATCAAGAGCGCCGGCGGCCGATACCACGTCGACTTCGTGCCGTGGGAGGCGGTCGTCGGGCTGCCCAGGTACGAGATACAGACCGCGATCGACAGCGACGACCTGATCCTGACGTTCGACTTCATCGACCGCATCGAGCAAGCGCTCGCCGACGTGCCGAAGGGGAAGACCGCGCACCTTTGCTTCCAGCCGTTCATTTTCCACGTCCCGGCGCTGCGGACGTACCGATGCCCGATCCTGTACAGCGCGACGAAGGGATCCGCGTTCTACTCGATCTACCAGCCGGGCGCGCCGGCGCGCGGGTTCGTGTTCGCATACGACGACAGCCACCTGGTCATTGGCCGCCAGTTCCAGCGCCGGCTGTTCATCGACGACCGGGAGCCGATCGTGGCGTTCAGCGTCCACGACGCGAACGAGTCGACCCACCTATACAATTCCGCAAACCAGGTAATGCTATGACAACATCGAAAGCGATCCGGGCGTTCTGGTGGAGCGCCAAGAACAACTTCGGCGATATGCTGACGCCGCCGATCATCGAGCACCTGACCG